TCAGTTGGCCGATGTCGTTGAGCTCGGTCCACATCTTGTCCAGGAGCTCGGCTGCCTTCTTCGCCGGGACCTGCCCAGACTTCAACCCGGTCTCCAAGTCGTCCAGGCCAGCCTTCACATCGGTCCGTGTGACCACGCCCAGGCTGGACAGGACCTTCACCAGTTCTTCTGCCTCGACCTTGAGCGCCTCCGTCCTGGCTGCGGTGGCGGCCTCGGCTTCCTTCGCGTCGTCCAGTTCCTTCCGTAGCGCGGTCGCAGCCCGTGCCCCGGCATTCATCTCCGTACTGACCTCGATCATGCTGGCGCGCAGTGCGTCCCCGACCGTGGTGCCCTCCGCGAACGTGCCGAGCAGTTCCTGGACGACGGTGTCCATGTCCTTGCCGGCTGCCACCCCCGCGCTGATGGCAGCGGTGACCTCCGGGAACGTGTCCCGCAGATTGTCGGCAATGCCCAGGCCCAGGGTGGCCACGCTGCCGGTCAAGGAGGTGACACCCGTCTGGAGTTCGGCCAGGGTCTCCTTCGTCCCGGCCATCCAGTTCTCGAACATCCCACCCTCCTTGAACACGAAGGAGGAGACGGCGACTGCCACGAGGCCGACGGCGATGGCGATGGCACCGATCGGGTTCGCCAGGATGACGGCCCACAAGGCGGTCAGTGCTGTCCCTGCCGCACTTGCCGCCGCAGCCATCGTGGTGCCCAGGGAGATGGCCGCGCCCTTGATCGCCAGGCCCATCGTCTTGAACGCACCGCCAAGACTGCCGAGGGTGATCTTGGTCTTTAGGAAACTGAGGTCCAGCTTGGTCACGCCCTTGGTGAACTGGCCCGCCGCGTTGCGGCCCTGGACCGTCTTCTGCATGAAGCCGGGCAGGATGGTACGGACCAGTGGTCCCAGGCCCCGACCTGCGGACACCCCGGCAGTACCGATGGCGCCGGTCGCCTTGCTGAACAGGCCAATCTTTCCGAGGCCCCCACCCAGGACATTGAACATGCTGCCGAACATGGTGAGCATGTTGCCGCCCAGGAACATGATCGGACCCATCGCGATGGCGAGTCCGAGGAACGCCAGGGCGGTGGTCTGGATTGGCCCCGGGAGCTTGCCGAACAACTCGACACCCTTGGAGGCAAAGCTCAGGAGGTCCACCGACGCTGCCAGGATGCCTTCGAAGGCAGGCACCAGGGTGTCGCCCAGTTCGATCCCGACCGTGGACAGCTTGACCATGAACTGGTTGAACTTGAATCCCGTGGTCTGCTCCACGATCTTCATGCCCTCGCCCAGCACATCCACGTCGGACGCCACCGCCTTCATGACCTCGTCCACGGACTTGCCGTCCTGGGCCAGGACGTTCATCACACCACGGAAGGCTCGGACGTTGGGCACCACCTGGACGAGCGCTTCGTCGTTACCCTCGAAGGCGCTGTCGAGGTCACGCATGACCTGGACCAGGCCACCCGGTCCCTTCGCGGTCTCCCGCAGGTCCTTCAGGGACAGGCCCACAGAGTCCAGGGCGTCCACCCCCAGCTTGGTGGGCTTCAACAGGGTGGTCATGATGGAGGACAGGGAGGTGGACGCCTCGGCAGCGTCCAGTCCGGTCTTGGACATCACGGCCAGTACACCGGCCACATCCTCGAACGCGATCTCCATGGCCGCTGCGGTCGGCAGCAACCTACCTAGCACCGGGGCCAGGGCGGACGCCTCCAGCTTACCGGCACGTACCGCCAGGGCCAAGATGTTGGTCGCACGCTCGGCGGACAGCGTTGCCGGTCCATAGGCGTTCATGGCGGAGGTCACGGCATCCGCCACGACGGCGGTGTCACCCAGGCCGATGGCCGATGCCTGCGCTGAGAACTTGAGGGCCTCGAGGGCCTCGGCCCCGCGCAGGCCGGCAGACGTGATGAAGAACATGGCGTCCGCCAGGGCCTTCGGTGCCTGGGCGGTCTCGCCCGCCAGGGACAGGACGTCGGCGCGGAACCCCTGGACGTCCTTGGCGGACAGTCCAACGAGGGTCTGGATCTTGGTGAGGGAGGTCTCGAAGTCCGAGGACAGCTTCAGGGCTGCACCCGACGCCAACGCCAGGGGCAACCCGATGGACCTGGTGATCGAGGAACCGGCCGCCGACATCTTGCCACCGACGGCCTGGAAGTTGCGTCCCGCCTTCTGGAGGTTGGACCCGGCCAGGGAGAGGGTGGAGCTAAACTTGTCGTTCAGCTCAATGGTCCCCCGCAGGGTTCCGATGTCAGTTGCCACGACGGCACCACCTCTCCGGCTTGGTCCTCCTCACGTTCGCCTGGTGGTGGTGCTCGTCGTCCAGCTAGAGGTCAGACAGTTTCAACCTGACGACCCCGTGCCCTGCGGCTATCCTTTCCATGTCTAGCTTCATGGACCGCCAGTCCTTCTTCTCCCTGGTCTGGCGACCACCGAACTTGAGGAGAAACTCTTCGACCCGGTATGGAGTGGGCTTGCGCTTCCGGTCCCTGACCGAGTTGGCGATCATGGCGCATATCTGCGCCGACCGGTAGTCGGCCCTCTCCTCTCCGAAGGGCTCGAGTTCGGCGTATGCGTACCACTCTCGGAACTGCCGGATGTTCATACTGTCCAGCATGCCGTCCACGTTCCAAGTGCCGAGCTCCTTGGCCAGTCGGTAGGCGAACCTTCTGCTTGGGCTCGCCTCTAGTCGTTTTTTGCCACGTCCTCATCGGACGGTTCGTCGGTGTCCTCGTCCGCACCGAACCCGTTGAGCGAAAAGAAGACCTTGCGGATGCGCTTGTATGGGGCCAGGGACTTGTCCAGCAACTTGGCGAAGTCGCCGTCCCCCGGGAACAGCAGGGCGCCCTCTTCGTCGATGGCGGTCTTGATCACCGCCCGGACAATTGCCGACCGTTCGTTGTTCGGGTTCTCCATCGCCTTCGCAAAGTCGATCGCCTCCTTGGCAGTCATGATGCGCAGGCGCAGGTTGGCGGGGTCGTCCCCCTCCACGTAGCCCGGAGACCACTCCGGGATAGGGATGTCCTCCCACACGAGGTCGTCTGCTTCCCATACGTTCTCAGCCGTGAGTAGCTTGGCCATCTTTGGAGCACCTCCATGCTCAACCAGGTTGGGTGCGGACGGGGACCGCTAGACCCCGCCCGCGGTTACAGCTTACGCGTCGATGATGGTCATCAGTCCGGTGGGACGGATGGTGATGTCGGCGACCAGGCCATCGTCCACGGGGGCCGAGGGACCGACGTTGGACACGAACCCGGAGAACAACCAGAGGCTGCCGTCCGGATAGGTGATCCGCCACCTGTCCCGGTCCCCGTTCTCCCAGGACTCGATCAGGCCGGACACCTGTCCGTGCGTGGCGCTGTTCGGGACGAACCCGATGGCGAAAGTCATCTCGCCCTTGCGCCGGATGCCAACCACGAAATTCTCTTCGAGCTCATTGTGGTTGGTGGTTTCGATGGGGTTGCGTGACAGCGGCGGGGGCGTGATGTCCCGCAGCTCCGCGACGGTGGTGAATACGCCAGGCGTCGCGACCGGCTCCCTGGCGATCAGTGTACCTTGAGCGGAAATAGCATCGGACATCAGCTGTGCTCCTTATCCCGTGACTGTTTGATTACGGATACCCGCGAGGGCGTTGTATGCGTCATACGCCATACCCCAGGACTCCTTGAAGTCCGCACCGTGGACAGCCAGTTGGGCTGACGGTCGTGGGTAGGCTGGCGTAGCCACATCGTTCTGTGTCCGCTCAGGACTGGTACCACCTGTCGCCACTATGGTGAGGAACGGTCCGTCACCATCCGGCAAGTCTTTGCTGGCGCTGGCGAAGATGTCCGTGTTGAACACCCCCACCGTGGCAGCCACCAGCAGGCCCACGATCTCCTCCAGGAAATTCTCGGAGAAGGACTTGACCACGTTGATGTTGAACGCCACGATTGCCCGGCCGTTGGCGTCGAGCCCCAGGTCCTGCGGGTCCTGCACCATGTCAATCTCCCTGTACCAAGCCGTCACAATCGCACCCTGTCTAGATCGAGCGTACGCGCCATCCTCTTTGCCATCCCCGGGACCGCCTGGTTCAGGGGACGCTCCAAGTACTTTGCCTCGCCGACCTTGTGTTGAAAGTCTAGCCGTTCGTGCTGAATGATAGCGTATGGGGCACTCACTCCGCCATACACCAGGCGGACGAGAACGATTCGTCCAACCCGTTCCACCTTCGTGACATGACCCGACGACCGTAGCGCTCCAAGCTTGACCGGTACGAAGGCCTGCTTGGACTTCGTCATAATGAGCTCGGCTTCTACCCTGATTGCGAGCTCCATTCTGTCGGGGTAGGTGCGAGACAGTTTCCGGATCTTCCGGAGCATTGCCTCCTCACCCCGCAGCTTAGCTTTTGCCATCCCCCACCTGCATGACCCGCGCAGTGGTTGTCTGGTCTAGCACGCTACCGAACAGCGTTCCGATGTTCTCCCAGTCGTACCGGTCCTGGCTAGCGAGCTCGATACCCTTGGCACCCATGTCCTTGCAGAGGTCGTGGTCCCGGTACACCAGGTCCAGGGCCTTGATGAACTCCCTCTCGTCCGGGACGCCACCGATGACGTTGATCCGGTTGGGGGTTGCTGCCGTGGTCGGACACGCCACCTTGATGGCAGCGTCCCCGCATATCTCACCCAGCGCCGACCAGTCGGGAACGATCTGCGGGATGCCGGAGGCCATACCCTCGAGGGTGGTCAACCCGAACCCCTCGCCCTGGGTCGTGGTGACCTGGACGTTGAAGGCGTTGTAAGTCCAGGACAATGCCTCCTGCGAGATACCCGAACCGATAGCCGGTGCGGCCGCAATGACGTACCGGGCAATGCCCAGGTAATGAGCCATCTGGGACACGTCCACGGCGTCGTCCCCGGTGGGGGCAACGTGCAGGAACAGGTAGGCGTCCGTGATGTCGTTCTCGTGGACCCACTTGGCGAAGTACTTCATGGTCAGGTCGAACCGCTTGCGTGGCTGGTTGCGGTTGACGTTGCCCACGATGAAGGCCTGGTTCAGATCCGTGGGCAGGCCGATGCGTGTCCGGGCCTCCAGCTGGGGCCGGGGCTTGTACACCTCGCGGTCCACACCCAGGGGGACGACGGTGCCCTTGCCACGGTACCCACCGTTCGCCGCCTCGGTCAGGGCGAACTCCGTCCAGAAGACCGCGCACGCCAACCCGTTGAGCTCGTTGCCCCGGCAGTTCTTTCCGTCCACCGCGATGTACCCCACGGCCGGGATGTTGCCCACCCGCTCGAGGTACCCCGGGATGTTCCAGGGGTCGTTGAGTAGGACCACCACGTCCGGCTTCAACTCGGTGATCAGCCTGGCACACCTGCGCTTGCCGTGGGGGTCGTCCCGCTTGAACCCCTCGGCTGCCGGCCAGACTTTGTACGGCAGGTCATGGGGGTCACCCCAGTAGTTGAGCCCGAGTACGTTGACGTCCCAGGTGTGCCGCAGCACATTCAGGATCTCGTGGGTTGCCCGACTGAACCCCGTCTCCACGACGGCATCCCCGATCCATAGCAGCTTCTTCATGCTGTTGCCTCCAACACCTTGGCCCAGAACCCGGACACCAGTGTCTCCCAGTTGAACCGTCTCCGTGCCTGCTCCATCTCGTCCGCAGTGACCGGGTTCGGTGGTTGTTGAAACAGATCGACCAGTGCCGCAGCGACCTCGTCGTGGGTGCCCTCGGGAACGTACTCGGCCAAGTCCTGGTACCAGGCCCGATAGCAGGGGAGGTCGAACATGACCGGCCGGGCACCGCACACCACACCCTCCGCTGCCGGCAACTCGAACCCCTCGATCCGGCGGAGTCCCGACACGAACCGGGAGGCGCTGTACCGCCTGGCCAGTTCCTCGTCCCCGATGCCCAGTAGCTGATCCACGTTGTCCCCGTACCTGGCGTCCTCGGGACCGAGGTGGAACATCCGACCACCCACCTGGGTGACGGCGTCCAGGCACTCGAGGACACCCTCGGCCTCCGGGACGTACCCACTGGTCAGGATGGTGTACTGCTGCATGGCGGGCACCCGCTGGAAGACCTCGCTGTCTACCCCGAGGGGCTCCCAGTACATCCATCCCCCGGTGGGACCGTTGACCCCGGCGTTGATCAACTCGCAGGTCAGGTCGTAGTACGACCACACCCCCACGCTGTTCTCCCATAGTGGCAACCAGGACAGCATGTCCGGTGCCCCGGCACTGAGGAGGCAGTACTGCATGACGGCGTACCGGTGACCGGCCGCCTGGACCCGCTGGGTCTCCTGGACGAGGTCCTGGTACCCGATGGTATGGAGTACCTCCACGTCCGCCCCCAGGGGCGTGTACACGATGTCCACTTCCGGAGGGGCGTACCGCTCAAGGGCCGCAGCCGTCCGGTGCATGGCACGGGACAGAACTCCCGGTGCCTTCACGTATGCTTTCAACATGGTCCGCTCCTATGCTGGATGATCCACCCGCAGGTGCGGGGCCACTCCGATTCGATACCCGGCTGCGCGGACGCTCTCGCACCAGCCCACCAGGGCGTTACCGTTCTCGCACCGTACAGTCCGGGCCACCACGCCCGCCATCACCATGCAGCTGCCCACCGAGGACACCTCGACGACGCACTCCTCATCCACCAAGCCCTTGAGGCTCGAGTGGTAGGGCGGGAACGGGGCGAACCGTTCGCCGTCCGTCCCCCGGAATCCCCAGACGTCATAGAAGGCTTCACCCGCGTACACCAGCGGGGCCACCACCGGGAACGTGACAGGATCCCGAACCACCTCGGCCACCAGGTCGTGGACCTGATACGGATCCCATAGCAGGTCGGACTCGACATAGAGGACGTAATCGGTATCCGGTGCCACGCCATCCAGTGCCGCGTTCAGGACACCGGACAGCATCTCCAGTCGTTCCCCCTCTTCGGTGGAGCCCCAGTCCTGGCACCCGTGGCTGTAGTCCACGATCGTCGTGGGCAACCCGAAGTGCTTCTGCATGACCAGTAGGTCCTCCCGGGTCCGGTCCACGTTGTCCCCGGTGCAGGCGACCACGCTCAGGTCCTGCCGGTTCTCGAACGCCACGCGCAGGGCGTGGACCTGCTGGTAGTACTTGGGGACTCGGCCCGACATGTTCCGGAACGCCGACACCACCTGGATCTTCATTGCGCCTCCCATAGCTCCACCGGTTGCACTACCGACACCCGGGGGTCGCACCATAGTTCGATCCCCTCGGCTGCCCATTGTCCGCACAGCTCAACCACCGCCTCGGTGGTGATGACTCGGTCCCGCAGTATGGCAGCAGGGACCACCCACACCGACCCGAAGGACCGCAGCCGGAACGGGCCGGCCTGGGTGTACTGGGGCGAGTAGGGTTTCTGCGCGGTGAAGCACTCACCCCGCATGTCCCGATAAGCCCAGGTGTCGTAGAACTGGAAGTGCCCGTTCAACTGGATGACCGGCCACCCCGCCATCGGGACACCGTCCCCTGCTGCCAGTAGTTCGTCCGCCACGTTGTCCGGCGATACCAGGTCCGACTCGTGGAGCATGGCGTAGTCCGCCAGCGGATCCAGTTGGTGGAACAGCTGGGAAGCCGAGGCAGACCCGCGTGCCCGCCTGGTTGCCGTGTCCTCCCCCACGATGCCGGTGTCCACGTTGACCACCCGGATTCGATGCTCCCCCACCATGCGCGCCGCATGGGCACCCAGGACTTCGGCCGTCTGGTCGGTGCAGTCCCCTACGCCCCACAGCCAGCACACCTCCTGCGTCATCGCCGTCTTGTGGAGGAGATGATTCGCCCGCTTGATCAGGTGCGAGGTGGCATCGTTACGCCAGAGGGACAGGACTTGGATCATCGCAGGCGACCCCGTACCAGCGACACCCACCCGGGGTGATCGCCCAGTGACTCGGTGGTCTCCACGAAGTCCCGCTTGTCGCCCAGGAACTCGTGCCACACCCGCAGCAGGGATCGGTCGCCCTTGACCACCACGTCGTCGAACACCAGGATGCCCCCGACGTCCAGGAGGACGAAGCAGTCCTCGAGGTCCTGGCGCGCGCCGGTCAGGGTGTGGTCCCCGTCCACGCAGATGAGGTTGAACCGGAGCTTGTCCTTCCCCCGCGCCAGCGTCCGCAGGTACTTGTGGCTGTCCTGCTTGTGGATGGTGACCCGGGTCAGGTCCTTGATGTTGCAGTCCGCCAGGGAGGACAGGACCTGCTCGGGGTCGGCGTTGGCCTCGTTGTCGTAGTCCTTGATGAAGGCGTCCACCGCATGGGCGGACTTGAGGTTGTCGCCAGCCGCCAGGCATACCGCTGCCAGGCTATGGCCCAGGCGGCACCCGACCTCGAGGTACCTGACCTCGTTCTTCATGTGGTGGGCCATGACCGCCAGGCCCCGGCGGAACCCGAAGGGCTGGTGGTACGCCGGGTTGCGGAACGCCCTGGACGGGATCGCCTTCAGGATGGCGGTCCAGTGTTGCTCGATGGTTGCCTTATCCCGTAGCTGCTTAGCCATGTCGTACATGCTCCTCATTGGATGGTCGCGCTGTCCGAAGAAGCCGTTACTGCCAACGCCCTCGGGGACCTCGTGGTAGTTCAACATCTCCTCGACCCACGCCTGGACCTCGCTCACTGTTCGGGTACCTCCCGCAGGAACCGGGCGGGGATGCCACCCCACATCTCGAAGGCTGGGACGTCACATATGACGACTGCCCCGGCAGCAATGACAGCGCCCTCGCCCACGGTCGCACCGGGGAGGACCTGGGCGCCGGCGAACAGGACAGCGTTCCGCTTGATCCGGGTGATGTACTTCGCAACCACGTTGCCAGGGGCCACCGCGGAACAACTCCGACCGCGGGCCGGTACGTTGCTGCCGGACATGACCTTGGACCCCGAGGCAAAGCTGCTGCCGTCCTCGAGGATGGTGACACCCCCGCCGATGCCCAGGTGGGCGAAGGAGGCGATGTGGACATAGTGCCCGATCACCATCCCGTCCCCGGCTTCCAGCTTGGCGTACGAGTCGACCCTGGCGGTGGGGCTGATGCGCAGGTTCTCCGGGCGCAATATGAGCGCCGGTTCGTACATGGTGGGACCGTCGGTGAAGTCCTCGGGGAGCTCCGGGTAGTCGTAGTCCGCCAGGAGTTCGGCGACGTGCTCGTCGATCAGTTGCTGGTCCAGGTCCGCGGTGTCGTAGGGTGCCTGGATCTCAGTCGGTTGCTCCTTCATGTAGCGCCTCCTCGAGTTGCGTGACCACGTAGTCGACATCCGCTTCGGTCATGCCGCTGTGTGTGGGTAGGTTAATCCCAGCCGAGTACATCCGCTCTGCGACCGGGCATTCGTACCCGAGCTCGTGGTACATCGGGAGCGTGTTCAGCGGGACAAAGAAGGGCCGGGACTCAACACCCGTCAGCGCCAGATGGTTCCCCACCTCGCGGGCCGTCATCCCTCTCCGGTTGATCAGCAAACCGAGCATCCAGTCCGCGGCACCTTCGTCCCTACTCTGGAGGGTGACCGGGAGGTCCGCAAGTCGGTCCCTGTATCGCGCCATGACTACTGCGCGCCGGGCGGTGTGTTCGTCCACCGTCTCCAGCTGTGCCAGGGCCACCGCGGAGGCGAGCTCGGTCATGCGGTAGTTGAACCCCACCAGGTCGTGCTCGTATGCACCGGGTCGGGTCTGCCCCTGTCCCCTGTACCTGCGGACCAGGTCGGCGACGTCCTGGCGGTCGGTGGTGACCATGCCACCCTCGCCTGCTGCGATGAGCTTTGAGGCGTAGAAGGAGAACACCCCCACGTCACCCAGGGCGCCGGCCTGGTGGCCGTACACATCCACAGCCCCGTGGGCCTGGGCCGCGTCCTCTACCACCAGACACCGGCCGCCTGTACCGCCCTCTAACGCCCGAACGTCTGCCACCTGTCCATAGAGGTGGACGGGCAGCAGTACGCGCGACCACGTGCCGTCTGGGAGCCCCCAGTCCATGACCCTGGGAATCTGCCCGGGGTCCATGCACCAGGTCTCGGGGTGGACGTCCACGAACACGGGGCGAGCTCCGACATGCACGACGGCATTGGCGGTGGCCACGTAGGTCAGGGCGGGCAGCAGGACGGCGTGTCCCTCGCTAACGCCCAGCCCCAGGAGGGCCAGGTGCAACGCGGCCGATCCCGACGAACAGCTGACGGCGTGGGACACACCACACCAGTCCGCGAACGCTTCCTCGAACCTGGCGGTGTAGTCACCCATGGACAACCGGCGACGGGCCATACAGTCGGCGACGTACTCCGCCTCGCGCCCGAGGAACACCGGTTCGCTGACGCTGATGCGGGCGGGGGCGAAAGTACCCGGACCGAGGGAGGCCGTCGGTCCCGCGAGGGCACTAACCGCCCGCATCAGAAGAACACTTTCTCGTGGTGGGGACCGTTCTCGTCCGGCACCACCTTCACCTGGATGGCTGCGGGGGAGGCGGGCTTGAACGATCCCGCCGACGGGACGAGCGTGAACTTGTCCTCGGTGTCCAGTTCGAACACGCCGGCCATCAGGGCCTCCACCGTGGACAGGTGTTCCTCCCCGTCCGTCCCGCGCACGATCTGATGCTGACCCTTCAACCGGCAGGGGAGATCCTCGGGGGCGCCGTAGGTCTTGGCACCGAACCCGTCCTCGGTGACCAGGCGCTCCACCCGCAGGGTGTCCACCATGAGCTCGGCTAGGTCGTCTATGAGTTGCTCTGCCACATCAATCTCCCTGGATGAATACGTTGTTCTGAAACAGGTACCCGTCGAACCCGGCGTTGACGGTGACTGCGTTACCGGACACCCCGGCGGTGACCTTGAGGTCCGTCTTCTCGGCATACCTACTCCCCGGCTTGAACGTCGCCTGCGCGAGCGCGGAACCCTGCGAGTTGCCGTCCACGATGCCCTTCACCTGGAAGCATTCACCGAAGGGTCGGACGATCAGTTCAGCCGACAAGGCAGAGGCGATTTGCTTGCCGACGGAGGCATATGCCCGGGTCATGATCAGGGTCCGGCCGAGGGGCACGGTGTACACCGCCATCAGGGTCTGGCCGAACTGCGCCAGGATGCTCAGCACCACGATACCCGATGACGACTGGGTCGCCGTGATGACACCAAGGTTCCGGTCTAGGAGACTGCCACTGCCAGGCACCCGGCAGATGCCTCGGTGTCCTCGCAGGAACTCCTTCGTCGTGAGGACCGGTTGGTCCCCGTCTAGCTCGACCAGTTCAGTCTGCGCCGCATAGTCATCGGCCAGACCGATCACCTCAACGACGCCTGCCCCATCGCCACTCGGTTGGTCCTCGTCACTGGTCGACACCAGACTCAGGGTCTCGGCGCCCGTCGGGAAGACGTAGGTGCCACCGACCGACCACACATCCTCGGGGGTGGCGGCGCTGATGGCCTCGTTACGACCAAACTTCTGAAGCCCCTCGAACCCGGGGACCAGACCCATGGATACTCGGACATCGAACGGGACGTACCTGAAGATCCTCTGCGTCTCTTCCAGCGACACCACCATGAGCTTTCCTCCCTACAAGACGAACATGTGCCGCGGCCGCTCCATGAGTTGTAACGCCCCCTCCTCTTTCAGGTCTGCGATCAGACGGGCGTAGGCGCTGTCAGCGTTGTCCTCCCACGTGAGCTGCAAGTCCTCCACCTTCTTGCTGGCAAGGCCCTTGCCCTTGGCCGCGATGGACTGGGCGCAGCTGGCGGCTGCGAGCCACTTGTTGAGCTCCAGGCCAAGGACCGCATTGATGGTGTCGTCGTCCAGGACGGCAGTCGCTACGATGAAGTCGCCGATGGCAAACCGGACCCAGTCCTTATCCGTGGCCAGCCCTTCGTCGAACGTCTTCGCCATGTCCTACTCCTGGGACAGTTGGGTGATGCGCTTGGTGATGGCCGTCAGGACACCGGTGCGGTCGCCCGCTGCGGACTCCGCCTTGGCCAGTGCCTCGAGGTCCTCGGGGGACCAAGGGTCCTCGTCGTCCACGATGTAGGCCTTGAGCTCGTCCACGGTGTACTCGGTGGGGTTCACCGGGCTCTCGGGTTCGCCGGGGTCACCCTCGACGGCGTCCGGACCTGCCTCGTCGTCGGTACCCTGGTCACCCTCGACCGCCTCGCCCTCCCCGCCCTCTACTACGGACGGGTCCGGCTGGTTGTCCAGGGTGTGGTCCACCGGGTCCACCTCGACGGGCGGGCCTGTGACGGGGACGAACTTGTCCCGCAGGTTATGGGCCACCTGGTCCGTGAATGCCATCGTGCCGCCCTGCTCTAACGGGCGAAGTACCCCGGCCTTGTTTCGGACGAGGTACTTCGCGCCATCTCGCAGGCGGTACAGCTTCGTGCTGTCCGCCATCTGTTTCTCCTGCTGTTAGGCCGGAACCTTGGTGAGCGCCTTAGCCCTAGCCGGTCATGTCGAAAAGGCCGGAGCGCTTCTCGACGTCACTGCGGATCAGGGGGACCTGGATCATGAACGCCTTGAACGCGACGGTCATGCCACCGTTGATGTCCCACTGGATGGTCTGCAGACCCTCGCCGTCCATGAGCGCGGTCACGTCCTGCGTGGCCTGCACCATGATGACGTGGTCGGTCGGCAGCTGGTCGGCGACCTGGACGTTCTGGACACCATCGACTTCCATGATGCGCTGCTTGATGGTCTTGTCCGAGTTGGCCTTGAAGTCGTCGTCCAACTTCGTGGCCGCGTCCGCCGGTGCATAGATCCAGTAGGGACCGTAGAACCGGTCGCCGTGGAGGGCTGCCTTCATGGTGAGGACATCGTCCAAGATGTTCTCGCCGGTCTTGGCGGCCTCGTCCCAGGAACCGTTCGTACCGAACGCTGCCGTGTTGCGATCCGGGTGCGTGGTGTACCCGTAGATCGGCAGGTTGCCGAACGTGTTGCTGGTCCCCTGGAACAGGAGATGCTCCAGACGCTCCGAGCACAACCGTGCAGCCACGCGGGCCTGCATGGTGTCCAAGGGCTCGCCCGTGGTCCGCGACGCAGCCAGCGTGCGGATGTTCAGGTCGAAGTCCTTGTGGATAACGGGCATCGGGATCTGCCCCGGGACGAACTCCACCCGGTCCTTCTTGCTCCGGACGTTCGGGTCCAGGCTGAGGATGGCAGGCTCCATGTCGGTGGCCTTCTCGTACTGCACCACCGTCTTGCCCATCGCGTTCGGAACCGGGATGGTGAGGCCCGCCCCCATGATGTCCGCGATACCCCGCAGACGGATCTGCCCTTCCTCGACCAGCACGTTGTCGAAGTGGATCCACTCCTCGTGCCGGAGAGTGTCCAAGGTGCGGAGCTCGTCGGGCGTAATCGGACGCCCTTCGTTCAACGCAGCCAGGAAACGCTCCCCCGCCCAGCGACCCGATGCGCTGTCGTAGAAGGTCTGGCCATTGTCAATTCCCTGCATGTCCTGTTTCTCCTTCTGCTTTTGCCTCGGGTCTTTCCCACCGCCCCCGAGAGTCGTTTGATCCGGTGACCTGGTCTACAGGACCTCGGCCTGGACGAAGGCATCACCCGCCGCAGCGTCCACGGTGTTGACCGCGAAGTACTTGGGGTTCGTGGTGCCCGCGGCCATCATGCCATCGGCCGCTGCTTCCATGAGGTCACCAGCAGTGACGCTCTCGCCACTGGCCAGCCACCCGGTGAACTGTTCGCCGGTGCCGAACGCACCGACCTTGACCTGCTCGCCGACGGCGTAGGTGGCGTCCAACGCGGACGTCTCCTCGCCCACCGACTGGTCAATGCCTCGGCCCAGCTCTTCGCGTTCCAACACCACGCGCCGACCGGCCGCATCCGACACCGCGCCCTGAAGCGCGATGGTGGCGTACCCCGTGACCAGGCGACCGGGCTCCAGCGCCACGCCTGCGACGCCAGTCTCGGTTACCTCCGGGTTGCCCTTGAGGGTAATGACTCGTTCCGGCATCTGTCTTGCTCCTTCTTCTCGTTGTCAGTCTGTTGACAGGTTGGACCCGATGGCCTAGCTGGCCTTCCGTTCCTGCACGGCCTTCAAGAGGCTCGGGGGCTTCGGTGCGGTCCTGGGGGTGCCCTCCGGATCGTTCGCCACGCCTCGCGCGCCATAGTTGATGACTGCGGGGACACCGCTCGGGCCGGCCGGGGTCGTCAACTGCGACAACTGCCGGAGCTCGGGGAGGTCCTTGGCCTGGAGCTGTGCCACGCTGAACACCTCCTGGGCCTTGGACAGGGAAGTGACGAGGGCATCGACCTCCGCCTTCTCGTCCGCCTCCATCTCGCTGAAGCGCCGGCGCATGTGCGCGGGGGCGGAGGCGAGTACCTCGTCCCAGGTCGGGGGCTTGGCGGAGAGCTCGGTGGTGTCGCCGGCAGCGCCGTCGCCATCCACGTCCTCGTCCTTGTCCTCGCCCTTGTCCTCGGCGCCGTCACCCTGGTCACCGGTGTCGGTGTCCCCGGTGTCGGTGTCTTCGGTACCCTCGGCCTCCGCGTGGGCTGCCTCGAGGGCGGCCAGGCGGTCTTCGGGGATGCCTGCCATCCACACGGCGTCCGCCTCGGTGTACGGCGTACCCGCGTTGGCAATGAGAGCCTGAATACGCTCTTCCATCTCGGTGTCTCCTTCGTCTTGGCTGGTGCCGGTGGCGTCGTCGCAGCACGTACCGCTGCTTGCCGTGGTAGCTCCGACGGGTTCGAACCTTGTCACGGGGGCAACCTCTTCTCTGTCGCCGAACGTGACCTCGCCGGAATCGGCGATCGTGAATGCCTGGGAGAACCAGGCGACAACTTCCTCGGGGGCAACGGCGAAGACCACGGTCGAGCTCTCGGTAAAGACAGCTTCAACGCCCAGGAACCCGGGCTCGGTGGCGCGCAGTGCCGCGTCTAGGACTTGGCGAAGGTCGACATCAGACATGCCTTCCTCGCCTTGCAAGCTCACGAACCGGCAAAGGTCCTTGAAGCGCTCGCGTAGGGTCTGCAGGGTCGTCATGGACTCCTCGTTGGTCTGGCCCTCCATGACGCCTGGTGACGGGAGTGTGCCATTGTCCGTCCCCGTATGCAATAGCGTCTCGGCGGGTTGGTCGTAGGAATAGAAGACGGACTTGGCTGAGGCCGCCCGGGGTACGCCACATCCCATCTCGTTGGAGCAGGCACCGGTGTCCGTCTCTGGAAGCAACGCCAGGTGGTCGGGGAAGGCCCGCAGCCAGGAGCGACCGTACGCCTTGCCCTTGAACGTCCCCGCCTTCATCAGGTACTCGATGAACGCCCCCACGGACACCTCTTGCATCTCGCCTGCGAGGATCCGTTCCACCGAACGCTGCGCATGCCCGCCCAGCTCCATGGCCCGCAGCGGGTCCAGCCACACCTCGGCCATGAGGCGGTCGTCTTCGACGTGAGCGTTGAACACCTGCCCGAACGCCATCTGCTCCATGATGCCCGGCATACCTGCGGACTCGGGAGGGTGGTCCCACAAGACCGGCTCGTTGTTCCAGGCCCCAGGGCTACGGGCGAAGGACTCCAGGGTGACCAGCTCCGGCATGGGTGAGTTGGACGGCCAGATGACACCCACCTTCAACATGACCACCGGGGCAACGATGTGCTCCCGGCCCTGGAACTGCCTCATGGTGATCTGGTCAGTCGCTGCCTGTACGCCCAGGCGTAGGTGACGCAGTACTCGTTCGGTCATTGTGTCTCCTCGTCGTCTTCCAGTACCGCCAGGATATGGGTGCCCAGTGCATACTGATTGGCCAGCGCCAGGAGGAACGCATCCCCCTCAGTGAACATGACGGTCCGTGGTACGCCAGCCGGATGTCGTAACAAGTTTGCCACACTCGCATCGGCCTGGACCTGTCCATCCACCGTGCGCAATGTACCGAGCACTGCGGGGTGTTCGCCGCTCACGTTAATAAGTGTCAGGGTCATCTAGGTCACTCTGGGATCAAGAGGCGCCAGAAATTGCCGTCGCCCTCTAGGCGTTCTATTAGGTCCGCGATCCTCTTCTTGGCTGCCTTCGCTGCCGCCTTGTTAATCCGGCCATCGTCGAGCAGCTGGTTCAGTCGTGGGTCGCGCAGTCGGTTCAGCCATATCCGTGTCCTGGCTGGGGTCAATAAGACCTCCCTCGCAGTAGCCAGCTCGTCAATGGTCCAGACGTTAGTCAGGTCCGCGGAACTGCCGGCCATGAACCCGAACCCGTTATCGATGGCAACAAGCTTGTCGCCAATTAATACATTGCCTGCATGGCGGTCGGTGTTGCCCAGGATCATGTCGAACAAGGTGAGGTCCTGGTGGCGCTCGGTAAGATTGATCACCGACCCTAAAGCATCGTCGATGGTCATAACGTCCCCAACGGTGCCGGCGCCCTCGAGTTGGATGGACCCCACGACATCGTCCACCGTCCGGTAGACCGTCTTCGGGACCAGGCGCGTGCCCAGGATCTCGTCCACCTGAGACGCCATGACCTCTCGGTCGGCGAAGGTTCCACCCGACTGTCCGATGGTGTCGTCCACCATCTTTACGAGACGAGGGTTGCCCTTGGTGTTCATGGTCGCCGGCTTCCAGTAGCCCACAGCTTCCTCGCCGGTGGCGGCCTCCCGGACTGTCATGCGTGTCACCGTGTTTAGACTCTCGCCCGAGAGGGTGGTGGCCTTGGACACCGGGGACTTGGCCAGGCGGTCACCGACGGACAGGGGCTGGGATGGCTTCGTCTTCGCCTTACGCTGTGCCAGACCCTGGGCGCATCGGCACCTGGGATGGGCGGGCGGGCTCATGACCGGTCCGAACCGTCCCGTGTTGAACGGCTTGTCCAGTTCCCGTTGCTGCCCGATCATGCCACGGCATACCGGGCACAGGTCGTCGTCCGGAGTGATGATCCACTCCTTGACCAGGAACGACGGGATGGCCCCCTCCTTGCGTGCCTGCAACCACAGCTGCCGTTGCCCCTCGTTGGCTGCGGCGAGGGTCTCGGTGCGGGCGATGGTGAGCGCCCTGGACCGGAGCAGTCTCTTGCCGTACCGCTTGGTCGCTGCCTGGATCTGGACCGTGCTGTACCCACCCTGCGGTACTCGAGCACCGAACTGCTTGCCGAACCTGCGGACCAGGCCACGCCTCCGGTTCTCCATCTCCTGGGCGAGGTTGCGTACCGCCCTCTCCTGGAACCTGGTCAGACCGATCTGGTCCCGGATGGCGCGCGCCGCCTTGGCAGGTGGGACACCGTCTACGAACGCCTGCGATATCAGTTCCCGGATGGCACGCCGGGTCTCGTTGCTGATCTGAACGATCTGCCTACTGCCGAAGTCGTTGGCCCAGGATACGCTCTCGGGGTTGGTGACCAGGAAGTCCGGGGTCAGGGCGAACCCAGGGAGGTCACCGCTCGGTGGGATGAACACCGAGGACACACCACCCTCGGCCGACGCCACCGGTGCCAGGACGTCGACCGGCCCGTCACCTATGACCGACTCCTGGTCGATGGGATCGTCGGGGAGGAACCCACCCTGCCGACGGTAGAACCTGGCGCTCGCAAAGGCGCCCGCCTCCAGGGTGGCCAGGAGGACCGCAGGTAGTTCCTCGGCCATGATGCGGTCCGCCTCGTCCGCCCCGGCAAACACCTTCCCCAGTACCACCCCACCGCCTGCCTCCACCGAGTCGGCGATGGCATTGAGGTCGGTCCCCGACTGGGCGGCCAGCAGAGCCTTCAGGACGATACGCTCAATGACGGGGACGTTGGCGTCGGCTGCGCGGTGTATCGCGCGCCACTCTGGTTCGGTTGCTATGGCCACGGGCTACTCCGTGAGACTCGGGTCGTCGCCTTCTTCCGGGGGCGTGTCCTCGTCCTCCACGTCCTCGGGTGTGTTGTCGTCAATCATCTGGTCCGCGTCTTCGTCGGTCACTTCTTCCAGGGGCGGCAGGTTCAGGACCCGCGTGCGGATCTCGTCCTCGGTGACGACGGTGGTTCCGAACGCCCTGTTGACACCCGCCCAGGCCACGGCGACCTCGGCTGCCTCCACGTCGTTCAGGGCTTCGATGTCCGGCCACCGGACTTCATAGATGTCTTCGGTTGCCGGGGGCAGGGCCTTGTGCTTGATCATCCTGTCGACGAACGGCCGTACCATCTGGGGTTCGGCAAACTGTGTCCGCCTGGTCGTGATGACGTTGTCCCAGTTGTCCTTATCCTTGCTCGCCGCCAGGACGCCTTGCTCCGAACCCATGAGGATACGCTTCGGGGTATCGGACCCCACGGCCACCAGGGTCATGAGGGTGTCCACCGGTCCCTGGATGTCCGCCACCGACATGGCCAGCTGGTTGACCTCCAGCCCGCGCCCTGCCACATACCGGCGCATGTTGTTGACCAGCTCGTCCATCTGGGACTTCAGGTCCGCCTTGTCCTCCGGGGTGATCTTCAAGTCCTTGTCGATGGACACCACCGTCGGGGGATTGGCCCGGACCCAGAACGCCTCCGCCCCACCGCCCGCCACCTTGTCGATGTCGTCAATGCGGTTCCACACCCTGCGCAGTCTGGGCTGCCCGAGGATGTCGTCGTCCAGGAGGTTGTCCGCGATGTGAAGGACACGGGACCAGTGGACCAACGCCGACCGGCTACTACGCCCGGTGCCGGTGGTCTTGGCCCCCAGCCTCTGGAACTCGTAGATCAGGGGGAGTCCGAACCTCGCGTCCTCGAGCTCGGTCACGGTGTTCTTCACGGTGACGTCCCGCTGGCTGAACGGCTGGAGGAACACCACCTGCTCGGCGCTCATCGTGGGTGGTAGCTCCTGGTCCAGTTCGCCAGGTGCCCCGATCAGCAGGCAACTGAACTGGCCCAGCCCCGCCAGGATGTCCGCACGCTGGAACCGGGACACCACGTCCAGCCGGATGACCATCTCCTTCCACGCCTTCTCCAGGGCGGTCTCCACGTCCGGCTTCTGGTCGTCCACGATCTCGAACCCGTCGGACCAGGTTGACCGTGGCTTGGCATCCACCACCCTGCCGGCCACCTCGCCCCGGTCGTACCGGGTTCGGTAGTCCTCGGGTGTGAGGTCACGCTTGTAACCGAGAGCCTTATACAGGTCCCGCTCACCCCCGAACGATATGCCTGCCGCGTTGGCCAGGCCGATCCGGTTGGCGAGGGCACTGGCAAGGCTCCTGAATCCCCATCCGTCTCCGCTTACTTTGTCAGTCATGGCGTCCCTGTTTTTACCATAGCATCAGGCCCTCGGCATCGGGCTCCTCGTCAATGATCGAGTTGAAGGCGCAGCTTGTCCCGTCCACCTGGTCGTCGTGCTCCCCCGTTGGGAACACCGCCAGCTCGTCCAGGTACCTGCGGTTCCACAGCCCTGCGACCAGCTTCACGTTGCGTGCCTCGGCCTGCCCTCGGAAGGGTCGGGCGCGGCCCACCTTGTCCGCCTTGTTGACAATGACCTCGCCGTAGTCGAACCCCCGCAGCAGGCGTGCGCGCGCCCTGGTCACGGCCTTGCCACTGGACCCACCCTCCCGCTCCTCGCGTTGCAGGACAGACCGGCCGTCCAGCTTGGCGGTCTGCTTCATCAGGCGGTTGACCCCGTCCTCGGACAGCTGGTCGTACACCACGTCCTCCACGTAGAAGGTCCCCTCCCGTGTCATGGAGAGAAGGACGCCTGCGGTCCAGTCCGCGTCCGGGTTCTCCCATGCCTCGGTGCCGGCGATGTCCCAGCCCCGCACCCGGATGAGGACGTCCTTCGGTGCGTGCTCCACGATCTCGAACCAGTCCCGCTTGAACAGGCCACCACCCTCGGGGGCTGGTCTCTGTTGCAGCTGTCCTGCCGCACCGTAGGGACCGAGGACCAGGGTCAGCTTGCGGACCTTCTTGTACGTGAACAGGTCCG